CCCAAAAAATTCTCCGGGGGACCTATTTCCGAAATGTTTCCAGAAAGGTAGGATTATATTTATGCAGAAGCGAGAAGAAAAGGTTTGACAGATGAACAGATTAGCGCATTCTTAAAAGAACTCGCCCCAACCGGCTTATAACTTTTAGTTATAAAATCTTTTAAGAAAGGAGAACTAATTATGGCAGATGGACTTTCCAATTCTGATGTCGCTCTTCTTAGCCGTGATGATGGTTTTGGAGGAATGAATGCTGGCTTTTGGATCTTTGCGTTGCTTCTGCTGAACAATGGCGGTTTTGGTGGATACGGTAATCGTGGCGGTTTTGTAACCGAAGGCGATCTTGCTGCTTCCCAGAATTCCCAGACTCAGCAGTTGCAGCTCAATAATCTTACTGAGCAGGTAGCAGATAATAAGTTTGCAGTCGCTCAGGCTATTTCACAGCAGACAGCGGAAATTCACGGCGCCCTTACATATGCTAAAGTAGCGATTGAACTTAAGGCTATGTCAGAAAAAATGGCAAAGACATTTTATGAGATGGCAACACAAGAAGCGGAACATGCCAAGCATCTTTATAATATGGCTATGGAGTATTACGACAAAATCATAGAACCTTATTCTATGGATAATATTCCTACGTATTTGTCAGAAATTAAAGATAAAATTTTGGAATGTTATACTTCAAAATCAATTGAGGTTAAATTGTTACTTAATATGTATAAAGATTAAATTATATTTTTAGAGGCTTTAATAGTATCGTCAATTCCCTCCTATAGAATTGTATAAGGTTTGGTCTCCTTTATATATCACGCTATCACTTACTTGCTGAAATAGTTCTTGTTTTAGTACCCATAGTGAATTGGCGATACTACTAGAGCCTCTAAAAACTTTAAGGTGGTGAAACAATGGCAACAAAAAAGTCGCCGCCCGCTTATAACGATGATGAAAGAGAAAAGCAGTTAATCGCTTTGGCTTATGATGAAGTTGAGAGACGAATTAGGAATCATGAAGCTACCTCACAGGAACTTGTACATTTTCTAAAAATGGGTTCTGGTCGAGAAAAACAAGAGCGAAAACTAATGGTAAAAAACGAAGCCTTGTTAGGAGCAAAAACCGAAGCTATAGAACAGCAGAAAGTTACAGATTTGTATATGCAAGATGCTCTGAAAGCGTTCAAGGTATATGCTGGTGATGAAGATGGACAGAAGTTATAGTGAATTAATTTTACTTCCTACTTTAGAAGAACGATATCATTATTTAAGGAACGCTCATTTAGTAGGCGAACAAACATTGTATGGTTATAGGCCTTTATATGAACGTTTCTTAAAATCCAGACAATGGCTCGATTTAAGAAACCAGATCATACTGCGAGACAATGGCTGCGATATGGGTTTACCCGAATATCCAATAAGCGGACGTGTAATAATACATCATATAAACAGTGTAAAAATTGAAGATTTAATTCACATGAATCCTGAAATTTTACTAAACCCAGAAAATCTTGTATGTGTATCGCATACTACGCATTTAGCTATTGATTATGGTGACGCTAGTTTTTTACCTAAAGATCCTGTAATACGTAGTGCAAATGACACATGCCCATGGAGGTGATGCATATGTCAGAACAGTCTGAGACATTTAGGTCAATCTTAAAATCTACAGCTGATCGTTTGGATAGTAGAGATTTTACTGTTTTTTATGACGATCTAATCGCTACTATTAATACCTGTTTTGCGTTTTGTCATGAATATGGTTGCGGCCCAGAAGAAGGATTTGAAATTACAGGTCCTGATGAAACATGGGACGACTATGTTTGTAAGAATATTACGCAACGAAACATGGCTAAAACTTACATTTTTTTAAAAACTAAATACATCTTTGATCCGCCACAAGCAGGTCCGATGCTGTCTGCTTTGGAAAAAGAGATAACAAAAACCGAATGGTATATTACAAGCTGTAGATAAGGAGGTGACTTTTATGGCAAAAAGAGAAATGCCGACAAACGAGCATTTTAAGGCAGAAGAGAAAAAAGAAGAAGTAAAAGAAGTCGTAAAAGAGACAAAGCCTGAAAAGATTACAAAAGTTGCTAAAGGCTATTGATCGAAAGTGAGGAAAAATCAAAATGGCTTTATCAAACATAGCGACACCTAAATACTACGGCATGTTTAAAGCTAAAGTATTAAAAGGAGAAATACCGATTAATCATGAAATCGAGATGGAGATGAACCGTATCGATCAACTTATAGCTAATCCTGGTATTTACTATGACGAAAAAGCCGTTGAAGGTTGGATTATATTTTGTGAAAACGAAATGACACTCACTGACGGTTCAGAAGTCCACATGTTAGACTCTTTTGAACTATGGGGTGAACAGGTATTTGGGTGGTATTATTTTGTAGAAAGAACTGTATATGAACCTGGAAAAGGAGGACGCCCAGGAAAGTATATTAATAAGATGGTAAAAAAGCGTCTTGTTAATAAACAGTACTTAATAGTAGCTCGTGGTGCCGCCAAATCGATGTATGCGGCTTTCATACAGGCATATTTCTTGACGATTGATAGAACAACAACCTATCAGATAACCACTGCACCAACAATGTTGCAGGCAGAAGAAGTAATGTCTCCTATCAAGACTGCTATAAGTCGTTGCCCAGGTCCATATTTCAAGTTTTTAACCGCTGGTTCTTTGCAGAATACTACAGGAAGTAAAGCAAATAGACCTAAATTAACACCTACAAAAGAAGGAATACAAAATTTCTTAACAAATTCTAAATTACAAGTAAGACCAATGTCTATTGATAAGTTACAGGGTGCAAGGCCTAAGATTTGTACAGTAGACGAATGGCTTTCTGGCGATGTAACTGAAGATGTTATCGGTGCTCTCGAACAGGGTGCTGCTAAAGGCGATATGGAATACCTTATTATTGCCACATCATCAGAAGGTACAGTCAGAAATGGTTCTGGTGATACTATTAAAATGGAACTTATGGAGATTCTTAAGGGAACTTACAAGAACCCACACGTTTCCATTTGGTATTACAGGTTGGATGATGTTAAGGAAGTCGCAGATCCTAACATGTGGATTAAAGCAAATCCAAATTTGGGCAAAACGGTATCTTATGAAGCGTATCAGCTTGATGTTGAAAGAGCAGAAAAAGCTCCTTCTACCAGAAATGACATTCTTGCTAAGAGATTTGGTATTCCTATGGAAGGATACACATATTTCTTTAGATATGAAGAAACGTTACCGCATAGAAGAAGAGATTTCTGGAATCTTAGATGTTCAATGGGCGTTGACTTGTCACAGGGTGATGACTTCTGTGCATTTACGTTCTTATTTCCTCTTCCGAGAGAACAGTTTGGCGTAAAAGCAAGAAGTTATATTTCTCAAAATACGTTGGATAAATTACATTTGGCGCAGAGACAAAAGTATGAGGAGTTCATTAATGAAGGTACTCTTATAGTTCTTCCAGGAACTGTTTTGGATCTTAGACAAGTATATGACAACTTGATCAAATATATAGAAGATTCCCAATACGAAGTTAGTTCTATGGGATTTGACCCGTATAATGCACGTGAATTTGTAGAATGGTGGGAAAAGGAAAACTCACCGTATGGTGTCGAAAAAGTAATTCAGGGTACAAAGACAGAATCAGTACCTCTTGGAGAACTGAAACATCTAGCAGAAAATAGATTACTTATATTTGACCAATCTATCATGACATATACTATGGGTAACTGTATTACGATTGAAGATACTAATGGAAATAGAAAACTTTTGAAGAGACGATACGACCAAAAAATCGATAATGTATCCGCATTAATGGATGCATGGGTTGCCTATAAATTACATAAGGAAGAGTTTGAATGAAAGGGGTGATTATATTTGAATATTCGAGAATTAGAGCATGCTGGCGTTAAAGGAATGCGATGGCGAAAGGGACGTAAGACACCTCTTGATCTACAAACTGATCTTGAACGTAAGAAAGCAAACCCAGATGCTCGTGTTGAAAAGCAAAAGAATCTTAGTTTATCAGGAACAAAAAGCAAAAAGTATACAATGACAGAACAGACTGCAGATCAGCAGGCTCAACGTAATAGTATGAATAGTAAGATTAAAGAAGCTGAACAACGGGCAAAGGAAGAACGACAAGAAGCCGCTAGAAAAGCACTACTTGATAGTATAGCAAAAGCGAAACAGGCTGAAAAGACAAAACGTTCTAAGAAAACGGAGTCTAAGATTGAAAGTGCTGTAACTAAAACCACAACAACTACTAAGAAAACTTCCACGTCTTCAGTTCCTAGACGAATTGCGTATATTAATAAACCGAAATAAGGAGGTGTTCTTATGAGAAACGATGTGCTTTTACATTATGGCGTAAAAGGAATGAAATGGCATAAAAGAAAAGGTAAAGTTGCAGAATCTTCGCCACAGAAGCAAGTAGAACAATCTGTTAATCTTGTAGAGCGACGCATGCAACAGGTTAAACGAGAAACGCAAGCCAGACAGGCTCGACAGCGAATGATTATGGATGAAGCTCATAAAACAGTTGAAAAAGCAAAAAATGCTATGACTAAAGATGCCAAACAGAAGCAAATTCAAAAGGGCATAAAAATCAATCAGATCAAGCGTGAATGGGATAAAATAAACGACAAAGTTATTCCTTCCAGAGCTAAACGTAAGCCGAAAGCTCGACCAATGTAAATACTATTATTAGTAATGAAAGGAGGGTTTTGTTTTGAGCCAGAATGAATTGTATCATCACGGTATAGATGGTCAGCGTTGGGGTGTTAGACATGGACCTCCATATCCACTTGATCGTGCTGACCACAATAAAGTTATTGAAAAAAGTGAAAAAGCGAGTAAAAAACGAAATACATCTTATAACGGATCTAGAAAGTATGCTAAACGGATGAGCGATAAAGATCTTAACAATACAATTGATCGTTTGCAACGAGAAGAAACATATCGCAGATTAGTAAGTAAAGAGAAAATGGAAAAGAAAGCTGCTAAAGCTGCTAAGAAAGCAACTAAGAAAGCAGAAGACAGATACAAAAATCAAAATGAATTAGATGATAGAAAGCAAACTTTAGAAGAAAAGAAGTTTAATCAAGCGAAAAAAGCCAATCGAATCTCGCATAAAGTTATAAATGATCTTTTAACGAATGCCGCAAAAACGATTGGAACAAATCTTACAGCTTATTTAATTAATAAACATTTTACAAAAGAAGCTGCTAAAGAAGCAGAAAAGACAGTAGATAATGCTAAAAAAGAAGTAGAAAAGGTATTAGATACTAATGAAGCAAAAGAGCAATTAGATAAATTATATGAAAAACAAAAAGAATTAGAGACAAAGATTACATTTACACCTGCAAAACCATATACATCAAAAGACACGCCTAATCTTCCAAGCTATAAACAAATATATGGCATCCCTAAAGACATATCCGAATGGTCTGATTCACAGTTTAATCAAGCTATGATTGATATGTATGATGGTATGTATTTGAGTGATGAAAGCGAAGGTGCTTGCCTATGAATTTAACAGATAGAATTAAAGGGGCCTGGTTTGCTTTCCGTAATGGTAATAAACAACCGGAGTTTACGGAACCGCAAAACCATACCACCTATGTTTATCCTAGTTATACTAGGCCTAGTAGGCACCGATTGTCTTATGGTGTCGAAAAGTCCATTTTAGCTGGTATTTACTCTAAAATGGCTATCGATGCTTCACAAGTTGACATTCGACATGTAATTCTTGATGAAAAAGAAAATTACATTGCTATGTATCCGGATGCCATCGATTTTCGCTTACATTTCTCAGCTAACATCGACCAAACATCAACAGCATTTATTCAGGATCTTATCCTTTCTATGTTCGATGAAGGTTGTGTTGCTGTAGTACCAGTTTTAATGGAAGACGAGCCAAACGAGGACGGTATATGTGATATCTATTCTTTGCGTGTAGCTAAAATTACGAAATGGTATCCTAAACATGTAGAAGTAGAATGCTATAACGAAGACCATCAGAAAGATGAAAAAGTATTACTTTCAAAAAATGATGTATGCATTATCGAGAATCCGTTTTATTCTGTAATGAATGAACCTAACTCGGTTGCTAGAAGTGTCATGAGAAAACTTGCTTTACTTGATGGTATCGATGAAGAAGCGGGTTCTGGTAAATTGGATGTAATTATTCAGTTACCATACACGATTAGAGGCGAATCAAAGCGAAAACTTGCCGAAGAACGTAGACAAGATCTTGAACATCAGTTGGCGAACACGAAATACGGTATTGGATACATAGATGCAACAGAACGTGTTACGCAGTTAAATCGACCGGCTGAAAACAATATCTTGAAGGAAATCGAGTATCTTAATAATAACTTGTTAACTCAACTTGGTATTCCGCCATCTATTGTTGACGGTACAGCGGATGATGCAGCGAAAGTCTCGTATTACAATTCCGCAATTGCTCCTATTCTTAGGGCAATAACAGAGGGATTCACAAGAACATTCTTCAGCGAAGCGTGTATTCTTGAGGGCCATAGAATCATGTACTTTAGAGATGTATTCAGAGATGCTCCTATCACTCAGATGGCTGACATCGTCGATAAATTCTCTAGAAATGAGGTTCTTAGCAGTAATGAACTTAGAGGCAAGATTGGTTATCCGCCATCGGATGATCCTAAAGCCGATATGTTGCTCAACAAGAACATTGCTCACAACGAAGGTATGACTGGTGATCCTACACAAATACCACAGGAAGGAGAACAAAATCAAAATGAAGAAGTATGATTTTTGTGGTTATGCCACTAGGTATAATGTAAAGTGTACTGATGGTAGAACCATTAAAAACAATGCTTTTGCGCATATGGATGGAATGGTCGTTCCCCTCATGTTCCAGCATAATCATTCAGATCCGGTAAGCATTTGTGGTAATGCGTTGCTCGAATCACGCCCGGATGGTATGTATGCTTATGGTAGTTTTAATGATACCGAAAGCGGAAATATCATGAATGAAGCGGTACATCATGGCGACATCACTAGTATGTCCATTTATGCGAATCATCTGAAACAGAATGCTGCTCTTGAAGTATTCCATGGGGATATTAAAGAAGTAAGTCTGGTCCTTGCGGGTGCTAATATGGGCGCTTACATTGAAGACGTAGATGTATCGCATGATGAAAATGGTGAAGGATCGGCTGTGATTTATATGCCAGAAGACGTATGCGAATTTTCTACGGAATTAGAGCATGCGGACGATGACTCCGAGGTACCTGGATTTGTTACAAAAACCATTAAAAGTATGACTGATGCTCAGAAGAAAGTATTGTCTTTCTTAGTACTTGCTGCTGCGAATGGCGATCTTAAACTTAGTCATGATGATGGCGATGACAGTGACGATTCAGACGAAGTAGATGAAGAGTATGAAGATGAAGATGAAGATGAAGATGAAAATGAAGATGAAAATGAGTATGATGAAGAAGATTCTGATGATGAATACGATGAAGATGAAAACGATGACGATGAAATCAACGAAGGAGGAAACGACGAAATGAAAAGAAGTGTTTTCAAGAACGACGGCGGAGAAGTCGCTCATTCCGCCACTTTTACCCAGGATGATTTTATTCAGATGGTAAAAGATGCGGCTACTAATGAATGTAAGTTGTCGGATGCAATTCTCATGCATGCAGATGACTATGGTATCCAGGACATCGAATCTTTGTTCCCGGAACCGAAGGATCTCAATATGCCCCCGGAATGGATCAAGCCGGAAATGGAGTGGGTACCCGAAGTTCTTAACGGTGTATCTAATTCTCCGTTCTCTCGCATCAGAACACGTTTTGCTGATATTACAGCAGATGAAGCTCGTGCGAAGGGTTACGTAAAGGGTAACAGAAAGAAAGAGGAAGTATTCACTCTGCTTAAGAGAGAAACCGGTCCTTGCACTTTCTATAAGAAGCAGAAACTCGATCATGACGATATTATCGATATTACAGATTTCTCTGTAGTTCCGTGGATCAAAGCCGAAATGGAAGTTATGATGAAGCTCGATGAAGCTCAGGCAATTCTTATCGGTGATGGCCGTGACTTTGATGATCCGGATAAGATCAAGGAAGATTGCATTCGCCCGATTTGGAAGGATGATGAGCTTTACACAATGCGTCGTCAGGTTTACTTCCCAGAGGGAGCATCAGAAACGGATCAGACAGCTATCCTGAGAAAGACAATTCTCCGTGCTCGTAAGCACTATAAGGGATCTGGTACACCGACACTGTTCTGTTCTTCTGATTGGCTTACAACAATGCTTCTCGCTACAGATGGTTTCGGCAAGCCGCTCTATGATTCCGAGGCTAAGCTGGCCACAGCACTTCGTGTTAAGAAGATCGTAGAAGTTCCGCAGTTTGAGGATAAGGTTTACACAGATGAAAATGGTAACGAATTCGATCTTATCGCTATCATCGTAAATCTTTCTGACTATAAGAGAGGCGCTAATAAGGGTGCTAAATCTGGTCTGTTTGAGGACTTCGATCTTGACTTCAACCAGCATAAGTACCTGTTGGAGAAGAGAATGTCTGGTGCTCTGACAAAGATTCGTTCCGCTATCGTAATCGAATCTGCGCATAACCCGATGCTCACTCTTAAGGCAGAAGCCGTTGCTCCGAATGTTGATCTTCTTGGTAAGACAGCTTCTGAACTGCAGTCTGAGGTCCGTATAAATGATCTGGATGAGATCCGTGGTAAGCTGAAGTATCTTGCTAGCTATCCGGGATTCGGTCAGGATGCTAAGGGCAATTTCCTCGCTCTTAAGTTCGATGTTGATGCAGGTACAACAACAACAGTTGAGATCATCGGTGGTACTTCTGGTCCGGTAACTCTGGATTCTGATAAGATGTTTGTTGGTAAGATTGCTAGCAAGACACAGAAGATCCGTGTTGAAACAACTAAGGATGGTGTTACTAACTCTAAGATCTATAGCCTCAAGTACATCACTCTGGCACCGAATCCGGAGGCTTGAGTATGAAGTTTGCTGGGATGGTTGGATTTGAATTATATTCAGAAACAGTCCCGGGCGTATCAGAGCCTACTATTGTTGAAAAACCATATAGGGGTAATGTCGAGCAGGAAGTTAGAAGATTATATTCTTCTACAGAGACTATAAATACGGACATCAATATTGATGACCGCATTAAGATAGTTGGAGACCCATTTGCCCGATTAAATTATCAGAAGATTAAATTTGTCGAGCATCTGGGCGCCTGCTGGATCGTTAAGACTGTTGACATTAGAAACTATCCTAGTATGCTATTATATTTAGGAGGTGTTTATAATGGCAAACGACAGACCCAGACAAACGAAACGACTTGAGTTTCATCGGATTCTTGAGGCTCTACCGGGAGTCGCAAAAGCATGGTTTCAACGACCCCCAAAAGATCAAATCCAACTGGATAATATTATTGTATACACAGCAAGGCCCGGGCTGTGGTACGCTGATAACCATACCTATATAAAAGGTACATGGTATACAGTCACATTCATACATTCAGATCCTGATAGTGAAACTGTTGATGCAATTCTTGAGTTGCCATATTGTAGTTTCGATCGGCAGTTTATATCTGATGATCTGTATCATGATGTGTTCAAAATTTTTTATAAATAATGGAGGAAACAAAAATGACTAGACTTCTTTGGGATCAGACAGGCGAAAAGCTCTATTCTACAGGTGTTGATCGCGGTGTTCTGTATGTAAACAATGGTAGCACTTATGAGAACGGCGAAGCATGGAATGGTCTTACATCTTTCCAGACGTCATCTGATGGTGGTACTGCGTCACCTATTTATGCAGATAACCAGAAGTACCTCAACCTGATTGCAACTGAGGATAAGAAAGGTACAATTAAGTGCTATACTTATCCTGATGGATGGGATCGTTGTAATGGTAAGAAGACAATTGCTGGTGTTAAGGGTCTGAGAATTTCTCAGCAGAGCAGAGCAATGTTTGGCTTCTCTTGCCGTACACTTATCGGTAATGATACTGAAGGTACAGACTACGGTTACAAGCTCTATATCGTTTATGGTGCAACTGCTTCTCCTTCTGAGGAAGAGTATCAGACAGTAAATGACAATCCGAATGCAATTGAATTCTCTTACGAGTTCAGTACCGTTCCGGTTGAGGTTGGTGTTTCTGGTATTAAGCCGTGTGCTATCTTCGAGATTCTGTCTACCGATTTCGTTACTGCCGAAGAGAAGGCTATTCTCGAGGATCTTGAGGATATTCTCTATGGTACAGAGAATTCTCCGGCAAGACTTCCGTCGATTTCGGAAGTTATCACAGTTCTTGGTGGTACAGCTACCTATAAGCTCACAATGACACAGGGCGCCGATACAACTCTTTCTGTTATGAAGGGCGCTACAGCTCTGGCAGACGGCGCTGATATCAAGGCCGGTGATGAGCTTACGATCACAGTAACCGGTGGTACAGTAACGGTTAACAATGTACCGTTTACTTCCGGTAACACACTCACAGTAGCAGGTAATACAGTTGTAGTATCTACTAAGTCTGAGTGATAATTCAAAATGAATGGGTGGGACTCTTAGACGCCTTGAGGTTGCCGGTAGTACGGCGGGAGGAGCGAAGGCAGTCACAATTATATTTTAAAGGAGTAATAAGATATGTTAAAAAAGACAATTACTTTTGAAAACTGGAATGGAGAATCATGCGAACAGACATTTTTCTTCAACCTTACAAGGACAGAACTGGCACAACTTGAGTATTCTCATGGTGGTGGTTTGACAGAATGGATCAAGAAAGCAGTAGAGACCAGAGATGGCAAAGTTATTCTTGCAACATTTGAAGAGATCATTAAGGCAACCTATGGTGAGAAATCGCTCGATGGTATGACCTTTATTAAGAACGATGAGATCTTTGCTAAATTTAAGGGCTCTCCGGCATACGATGTTCTTTATATAGAACTTGTAACGGATGGCGAAAAGGCAGCACAGTTTATTCTGGATTGTATGCCGAAAGATCTCAGAGCAGAAGCAGCTAAGCAGATGAAAGATCCGCAGAATAATATTACGAAAGTGGAGTCCTAAAATATGCTAACGATTACGATTAAAGCTAAAGAAGGCTGGGATGAAGAATCCGAAAGGTTTAAAACTTTGGATCGTGATTGGACTTTGCAACTAGAGCACTCACTTATTTCTATTAAGAAATGGGAACAGAAACACCATAAACCGTATCTGGATGGTGCGAAAAAAACAAAAGAAGAAGTTTTGGATTACATCAGATGTATGACAATTACTCCGAATGTTCCCGCAGATGTCTATGACTTTCTTAGTAGAGAAAATCTTCAGGACATTGAAAGATACAACAATGATCCCATGACTGCGACTGTGTTTAATAATAACAAACCTGGATCAGCTAAACAGTCGAAGATTGGACGACGAGAATTCTTAACTAATGAGCTGATTTATTACTATATGACAACATATGGAATAAATTGGGCTGCTGAAAAATGGCATATTAATAGTCTTTTGACATTAATTAATGTACATGTAGCTAAGGATTCTGACGGAAAGAAAATGTCAAAGAAAGACATTATTAATAGAAATTCTGAACTGAATAAAGCTCGAAGGCTGGCTATGGGCTCTAAAGGGTGAGTCTATGAAAATTTCAGTTAAATCTAAGGGTGATTGGGAAAAAACAACCAAACTTTTAGAAAGAACGTCTAAGAATTCTGTAGATTTAAATGTTCTTAGGCAGTATGGTGAACTTGGAGTACAGAGTCTTTCCCAGTATACACCTAAAGATACTGGTGAGACAGCCGAAGCATGGTACTATACTATCGAAAATCAAAATGATAAGTATAAGATCGTGTTTAAAAACCGTAATATAGTAGATGGCGTGCCTATCGCTATTATATTACAATATGGCCATGTAACTAGAAATGGTGGTTGGGTAGAGGGCCGTGATTATATTAATCCGGCTCTTCACCCTATTTTTGACGGCATGGCTACAAAAGTATGGAGGGAGGCGATTAAATGAGTGCGTCAATAGATGAACGTATTGTGGCGATGAAGTTTGATAATAAAGAATTCGAACGCAACGCTCAAACGTCATTAACTACTCTCGATAAATTGAAAGAAAAACTTAATTTTTCAGATGTTCAGGATAAACTCGGTAGAATCGATACTTCTTCTTTAAAAAAAGATATTAGTAGTTTAGGAGACATAGATTCTTCTAAATTAAATTCTGTGTTAGATAGAATAGAATATCGAATGTCAAATTTCGGTATTTTTACAGCAAGAATCGTTGAAAACGTAGCCGATTCCATGTACGGTATTGTTCAGAAAGCACTAGATGGTGTTGATCGTATAGTTACATATGCAGAACAAGGAATCGTGCAAGGCGGTTATACAAGAGCAAGTAATATCCAAAGTGCTAAATTTCAGCTCGAAGGTCTTGGTATTGCTTGGAAAGATATTTACAACGACATCGATTACGCAGTAACAAACACCGCATATTCTTTGGACCAGGCAGCCATTGTGGCATCACAGTTGGCTTCTTCTGGTGTAAAACCAGGCACCGAATGGGTTGATAAAAGCGGAAAAACGCAAGACATTGACGAAATGGCAATGATCTTACGATCTATTTCTGGTACAGCATCAGCTACTGGTGGTAAGGCAGATTATGCAGATATTGGTAGAATCTTTACTAAGATGATTTCTTATGGTAAAGTTTATACTCAGAATCTTAATGAGCTGGCAACTTATGGTATTGGTGCTAAAGGTATCGTTGCTGATTACTTGAATACTATTGGTTATCAAGGTTCTAAAAATTGGACTGAATCAAAAGTTCAAGATAAAATGAGCGATCGTAAAGGTGGCGGATTAGATCCTCAGCTAGTAATTGAGGCATTCTATAACAAGTTCGCAGAACATGCTACCGCTGCTAATGAAACTTTATCAGGTGTAATGGCCAATACGAGATCGGCATTAGCAAGAATCGGAGAAACTTTCTTTGAACCGATCATTGAAAATGGTGGTCCATTAGTACACATGTTTGAGGTGCTTAGACAGTCAATTAATGATGTAAACAAAGCTATTAAACCTGTTATAAAGTTATTTGGCGAAAACATCGCTGATAAAATTAATAAAGTTGTTGACAAATTTTTAGTAAAAGAAACGGACGAAGAAGGAAATGTAAGCTATCATCTTAAAGAAACCGGCGGTATATTCTCATCTTGGCTCCAGCCGTGGAAAGAGATGGAGTATGTCAAGAATAATTTGCCAGAAGGTATTGCTCCTTCTGATCAGATCCCGGAAGGTTATTGGGTTACATATGAATCTCGTGCAGAGCGACTAGCTAATAATTTGCGTATAACATTTAACAATTTGTGGGATGTATTTAAGAATATTGGCTCTGGTATTGGAGATGTATTCCGTGCTTTAAATCCTGGTTTTAAAGGTTTTGCAGATCTTGCTGTTAGAGTATCTAATTCGCTGGCATCTGCGACTACATCTTTGAAAAACTTTACAAACGATCCTGGATTTAAGAATAGTTTGTTCTTCAAGTTGCTTAAGGCACTCGGCGCCGGTATTGATATTATAATTAGATTCGGTAAATCATTTAAGTTGCACATTATTGACCCTATCTTTAATAAGGCAGCAAGCGCTGCTAAAGCTAGCGGGTTAACGTCTTGGTTTACAGGTCTTCTTGATAAAATTTTCGAGTTTGATATGAAACTTAAACAAACGGGTAATGAAGATTACTTTGGGCCGATGCTTGAACGATTTAAGGAAAGATGTGGCGAAATAAAGGACAATGTTGTAGGTTTCTTCAAAGACATTGCTAATTGGTGGAAACCTGTAAAAGATATTTTAACAAATAGCGATTTATCTTGGGGTGATAAGTTTAAGGGCATTAAAGAATATTTCTCCGAAAACTTTGAGGTTCCAGGTTGGGATAAAGTAAAAACAGTATTTGAGAAGATAGGCACTGCTATTGATAAAGTTGTAGAGAAAATCAAAACTTTCTTTGGTTTTAATAAGAAAACGGAGACTTCTGGTTTAACAACTGGTGTCGGAGCAGGTGGACATATATCTAACATGAACGCCCAACTTACTAATGTAGTATCCATAAAAGACTTCGTTGACAGTTATTCCGATACCGTAGATAAAGCAGATACCTCGTCGGATAAACTTTCTAGTATTGGTGAAAAAATCGGAAGTTTCTTCTCTAATCTTAAATCATCATTTTCCAATTTGGATATTGATGCACTTAAGGTTGCTGGTTGGGCAATTGTTGCCGTATTCGTATTGTTAGCGGTAGGAATTGCATGGACTATTAAGAAGATTATTGATGCTCTTTCTGGATTCGTTATCGAATTTCCTAAATTAATGACCAAGATAATGGAAAGTTTCAATAATCTGCTTACCTCTATAGCGGGTATGTTTAAGGCTAAGAAGTTTGAATCTTATACCGCTGGTATTAAGAACTTGGCCGTGGCAGTTAGCATGTTAGCCGGTGTTTTAGTTATCGTAGCATTAATTGTCGGTCTTATTAAGAAATTCGGCGGCGATGAAATGATCGATGGCCTTAGAGAAGCAGAAGCAATAATCGGCGTATTAATAGGTCTTTTAGGCGGCATAATCATCACAATTACAGCATTAACGAGAAATGCTACCGGAGCCGGTGTTGCTCTTAGTAAAGCAAATGGACTCAAAGCAGATTTGGGTTCTAGTGCTATGAGCGGTATTGCTGCCTTCCTTAGAGCATTTGCATTGTCGATTGCTGTTATTGCTGGTGCTATTCTATTGTTAGGTTATATATATGGTAGAGAAGGCGGAAAAGATGCTATTAAGAATGGTTCCAAACTTATATTTGAAATCATCGGCACAATATCCGGTATAGTAGCATTCTTGCTTGGATTTAGTGCTATATTGGGTAAAGTTCCTGACATTAATGATAAATTAGCTGTCGGTTCTTTAGCTTCAATAGGTGCTTTATTAACCGGTTTTGCAATAGCACTTGCTGTTATTGTACCATCGCTTATTATATTAGGATTTATTCCGGAAGATGTTATGCAACGTGGTATAGATAGCTTAATAAGCATTACTGCTACATTGGGTATGTTAGTAATTATATTAATGACGATGAGTACCGTTCTATCCGCGGTCGGTGGATTGAAAGGAACTGAACTGGCGTTAACCGTTCTTGGTATCGCTGCTATTTTGGCAGGACTATCGTTAGGTATAGTTGCCATGACCGCATCGTTGTACGTTATAGGAAAAATGCGTTTAGGTGATATAATAAAAGGAATTGCTGTTCTTACTGCAATGAGTTTGTTGATGGTTGGTATACCTGGAGCATTAATGCTTATATATTCCAAGCTTGGTAAAGACAATGCGCCTTTTGTTACAGGAATGAAAGACGGCAAAGCGCTTACATCTATTGCCGCAACTATTCTTTCGATTGGTGCTGCTATGGTTGCTATTTCTATTGCATTCAGAGTCTTGGATAAAGTAGAAAACACAGGATCTAGCTTTGGTGTATTAGCAGGATTAATGGCCGGAATGACTGGTGTTATCTGGGTTCTTAGTAAGATTAAAGAAGAAGATTTGAAGAGCGTAGGTAAAACAATGCTTATCATGGGCGGTGTATTCGTTGCTGTAGGCCTTACATTAGCCGTTCTCTCTAAATTTAACTTCGGAGATCTGATAGAAACATCGGTAGTAATGTTCGTTTCCATCGGTGCACTAGCCGTAGCTATTTATGCACTTAGCAGGGAAATCGGTACAACAGATGAAAATGCATATAAGAATCTTGCTGACTTTGCTAAAGCAATGATGTATGTAGGCATCGCTTTGTTGCCTCTATCTCTTGCGTTGGCTATCATTCTTGGTGTTGTAGGAGCATTGCGAGTCGATCCGTTATCTGCTGCCGTAGCTTTGGGTGGCTTTGCTATACTGATACTTGCTGTTTCCGCAGCAGTAAATACAATGGCAGAGTCTGCAAATCAAAATGCGGTTGAGAAGAATAGCGGATTAGTGGCATATACCAACGCACTGATGAAACTATCATTTGCGCTTATTCCGGTTGCTATAGCGGCAGCGGCTTTAATAGCGGTTGTTTCTGCTACTGGTATTAATGGCCTTGTAGCTATAGGTTTGATGGCAACACTTGCAGCTGTTATATTTGCAATGGGCGCTGCTTTGGGTCTTATGATAGAAGCTGTAGCTCAGGTAAAGAACGAGAAACTGATAAAAGCTACGTCCGGATTAGTATTGTCAATGTCAATTGCATTGTTAGGTATCGGTGGCGCTATCGGTATCGCGGTATTAGCTATTACTGGTTCTGGTATCGATGCTGGCAGATTAGCAATAGCAGGCGTTATTCTTGGTGCTATGATGGCCTTTGTTTACCTCATGAGTAAATTCATGTTGAATGCTATTAAAGACATGAGATGGAATAAGGGTTCATCTATTAAGAAAGTTGTAAGCGTGCTTGGTACGTACGCTACTGTATGCCTTGGTTTGTATGCTATGGTCGGCGCATTGAAGAAACTTGGAAATGTGGCTAAGGATAACATCGTAGCAGCTGGTATTGTACTTTCTGTAATGGCCGGTGTTGTTACGGTTATCACTTTAGTACTGACGAGAATGGAAGGTTTCCCGATACGATCGTTGTCCAATATGGCTACCTTCTTGGGCGTATGTGCAGGTCTTGTTATCATTGCTAAGGCTTTGCAGATGCTTAGTACATTTAAGTTTGTTGCTATTAGAGATAATCTTATGGCCATGGGTGCTGTCGTATTAGTCGCATTGGCTATCACTGCATTATTTGGTGTATTTGCATCACTTAATACAATGGCTGCTCTCGCTACAGCAGGTATGCTTCTTGGCCTTGGTGTTACTATGGCTGGCGTTGGTATCATGTTATATTTGTTCGCACATGCCCTCGATACTTTCTTAGATGTAATGGTCGAAGTAGACGGAAAATCTCAGAAGATCCGAGGCGGGGTTGGTTCCACGCTTACCGGCTTAGTAGATGGTCTGTCTGATGCGCTTAAGCATGTAAATAGTATACTCGATTCTGACATATTACCTGAATTAACGAAATTCTTTGATAGTTTGTTCGGCTGGTTAGAAACGGAGATTCCTACAAGATTCCAATCTATATTAAATGTAATAAAATCTTCTATTATCAGTTTGTCTGGATTTGTAAACGATCCGGAAGTACAG